GCAGACCTGGCTGTGCACGGCGCGGCCGGAGCGCGGCTGGGAGATCCTGCAGCAGATGGGCGGCGGCGCCGGCGAGGTATCCTGATGGCCATGGCGGACATGACCACCCCCACCCAGCCCGGGCCCTTCCTCTACTTCGACGCGATCGGCGGCGAGCCGGTGCCAGTGGAACTGCGCGAGACCGGCGACGGCTTGGGCGTGTTCTTCGAGGGCCGCGACGATTACGACTTGTTGGCGGACGTGTCCGGCCGGTTCGAGCCGGACGTGAGCCGGGCGCTGGAGTATGAGCAGCAGCAAAGCGGCCTGACTCGCGAAGAGATCGACCTTTACGCAGCAATCTACCGGCACGACGGCTTCACAACTGCCGGTGCGCACGCGGCGTTCGCGCATCTGAGCCGCGACAAGAAGCGGTGATCACCATCCCGGCGCCGATGCAGGCGCCGCAGGCCCTGCGCAAGCCATTCACCGACCCGGACTGGCTCTACGAGCTCAAGTTCGACGGCTACCGGTGCATGGCCGGGATCGAGGACGGCCAAGTGCGCCTGCTGACGAAGAACGGCGCCGACTGCTCGACCTGGTTCCCGGAGATCGCCGAGGCGCTGGCCGGGCTGCCCGGCGGCCCACACGTGTTGGACGGCGAGGTCTGCGTCCTGGACGAGAACGGCGTCTCCGACTTCAACCGCCTGCAGGAGCGCGCGCGGCACAAGCACCGCGGGCGAACGCCCCGGGTGACCTACTGCGTGTTCGACCTGCTGGTGCACGACGGCGAGCGGATCATGGGTCTGCCCTTGGTGGAGCGGAAGCGCCGGCTCGAGCAGCTGGTCGCCGGCCGTACCGGGATCCTGTTCGTCAAGGACTTGCCGGCAGACGCCGCACTCTTCCAAGCCATGACGTTGCCGAAGGAGAAAGGCGGGCTGGGCTTGCCGATCGAGGGCGTAGTGGCCAAGAGGAAGGCCAGCGCCTATCACCCGGGGGTGAGGTCGGCGGAATGGGTCAAGATCAAGCGGGCGGGCTGGCAGGAGGGGCGGGTCTGGAGGGGGTGATGCGGGCCGGGCGCTACTCCGGCTGAGAGAGTGGCCTGCAGGGCTCGGCGAAAGCGACGCCGCACTCTCTCGACCCCAGAGCCGCCGGCCGCGAAACCGCAACCCAAATCGACTCTGCGCATGCTGCGTGTCTGCTTTCCACGCCGCCGCATCAGGTGCAATTCTGCCAACAGCGCCCCGTGCAGGCAATCACCGCTTGGCGGCTGAAAACGAGAATGCGAGCCGAATAGACTTTCGCGCTGGAGGTTGAGTAATGGATTCACTGGATTGGGTTTCGATCGGTTCTGCGTTCACGGCGGCACTGGCGCTGATCGCGAACATCTTCAGCGCCGCAGGCGCAGCCCGTTCTGCCAACGTCGCCATGTCTGCGGAGCGCAGGCTCAAGGAAACCGAAGCCCTCGCCGAGCAGCGCGAGCTGCGTCGAACGGCGGCGCAGGCGGAGGTGGAAGCGGACACGACGATCCAGCTGTGCGACCTGAGCATCGGCACTCGCAAAGGCCTCTCCACCATGGTCGGCCACACTGGCGGCTCGCTGGAGAAGGAGGCACTGGAACGCTACGAAGCTTGGCGGTCAGCGGCTGAAGACGCCAAGGCGCATTCCCAAAATCTGCCCATGGATTCGCAGCAGATCCGCGAGCGTCAACTCGCCCTCGACGAAGCCCTGATTCGCGTGCGCTCCGCAAAGGACTCAGCGCTCCGAGAGCTCGACGACATGCAGCGTGAGCGGCACAGAGTTCTCGCCAATCGAGCGCCAGTTGGGCGCATGTAGTCCACAGAATGAAGAAAGCCCCTGCACCACGAGGGCGCAGGGGCGTGAGGAAGGCGCCAGGGAGGGTTGCCGAAATTGGCGGCGCCGGGGACGAATGTAACTCAGCCGTTCAGAGCAGGCCAGCTGCCGGGCGGTCGTCGCCCTCCTGGTAAGTGCGGCCGAAGGTGTAGAGCATCACCACGTTGCAGAAGACCAGCCCCCGGTGCGGGATGCCCGACTCCGGATCAATCGCCTCGCCGCGGATCATCGCCAGCAGGTGCCGTGTGGCGCAGGCCAGCGGCACAGACCACGGCATGCCCTTGGCCCAGTTCCATGACGCGTACTTCCTTCGGCCGTAGCCGAAACCGTGCGCGCACTCGTCCCAGCCTTCCGGGCCGAGCCAGCACAGGACGTCGAGCAGGGTGTCGTGATCCTCGCCGCGGCGCGCTTGGAACTCGCCCAGCGCGCCTAGCGCGGCCACGGGATCGAAGAACGCGGTTCCCTGATAGTGCACCCAGAAGTCATGCAGCATCTGGGCCGGGATCAGCTCGTACGGCGGCTTGCCGCCGTTGTAGCGCGCGCCCGAGCCCTTGGCGTCGCTCGTGACGTCGCCGATGCCCGCCACTGTGTCTACTGCGCCCATGCAACCCCCACCGCCGTGCCGGCGAAAGACCCGGCCGCGCCGGGAATGAGCAACCACCGGTCGCGGGTGTAGCCGATCACCGCCGTGGCCCCCAGCAAGAACAGCAGCACCGCCCAGCCGCCGGCTTCGAACGGGCTTCCTTGCTTCACGCTGGCCACACACATCGCCCAGCAGATGTCCATGGCGAAGGTGGCAAGGAAGGTGACGATCCAGCTCATGACAGCATCTCCGGAACGACCGTGTTGCGAGCGACCTGCCCGAACTCCGCGTGGTAAGTGATCGCGGTGACTGCCCGGTCTGCGTGGTAGCCGCCCCGAGCCGCGTAGGCATCGCGCGCCGCAAGCGTCGGGTGCTGGATCACGGTCAGGCCCGAGTGCTCCTTCTCGCTGACGTGGTGCCAGTGCCCGCAGTGGGCATAGCGCCGCGTGGTCGCCCCCCACATCTGGGGGAACTGCGCCGCGAACAGGATCGGTAGTTGGTCGTTCTTCTTCAGGTGCCCATGGTGGAAGGCGAGCATGGTCCGGCCGTGCTGGTATGCGTAGTAAGGCAACTCGGAGTCGATCACCTCGACCCGCGGCTCGGCTTCGTACAGCGCCCGGAACATCACCCGCAGCCAGACGCTGGAGGCCATGTCGTGATTGCCCTCCGCCATCAGGACGACAACGCGCTCGTGCTTGGAAAGCGCCAGGTCGATCACATGCCGCAGGATGCGCACAGCGGTCGTGACCATCTTGGAGAACCGCCCGTCTGCGTCCAGCACGTGTCCGCTCGTGGGCGTCACTGCCGCGAGCGAGTCGAAGTGCAGAAAGTCCCCCAGCTGGTTCACGAAGCCGACGCGCGCCGGCGGCGAAGCGGCCACCATCTGCGAGAAGCAGCCGACCAGAGTCGCCTCTGCGATCTTCAGGTCCCAGTCCGCCCCGCCCTCGCGGTGCCACGCGAGCATCCCGACGTGGCTGTCGGTGAAGGTGTAGAGCGTGGCGAGTTTCGCCTCGTAGGCGCCAACAGCAGCGATGGGCGGCAGCCGCGGCAGTTCCTCCGCCATGGCTGCGAACGCCTCTCGAATGAGTTCCTGGCGTCGGGCCTCGTCTGCGGCCGATTTGACCCACTGGCCCCGGACCTTCCCGTCATCGTCGTAGTAGGTGGAGACTCCCTTGACCTTGAAGCCGTCCGGGACGGTCTTGGTCATGTCGTGCTCGGGGGAATACCCGCGCGCCGCTGCGCTCGCCTTCAGGCGCGATATGGCGCGGCTGACGTTCTCCCACCGGACGCCGAGCGCCTTCGCGGCCTTGAGAACTCCCTTGTGCTTGTTGATGGCGTCGACAAACTCGGCCTGTCGCTCGGTGGCCCATTCCTTCAGCCGCGGGTCGACGTAATCGGTGCGGCTCATGGCATCACCGCTCGACCAGCAACCCGACGAGGGTGTTCACGATCCGGTGCTCTGCGCTCATGATGTCCTCCTCGCCGGCGCCGGCCCTGATGAATTCCTTGTACTCGTGCAGGAACACGTGCAAGACCTCGTGGCAGGCGATCGCCTCGACGCTTTGCGCGGTCACGGGGATGCTCCCGAAGTCAGTCCCGATGCGGTAGACCGCCAAGCGGTCCGGCAGGGAGGTCGACACGACCTCTGCCATGTTCGCCTTGCCGGCGGGCTTGGAGGACTTCTCGATGCGCCAGTCGTTGAGGTTCAGGCGGTCCTGCCACTCGCGTACATAGAGCGTGAAGGCATCGGAGTCGGACTGCTTGACCGGGTTCGCTGGCGCCTTCTGGGCGGGCGCCGGACGGCGCTTGGCTGTCATCGGACTTCCCCGGCGGGTGATCCGGTGCGCTGGCCTCGCTCCGGATCGACAACTCGCGCAGCCTCGACGGCCGGGCCAGCGCGGTTCAATCGGTCGATCTCTGCGCGCATCAGCGCGATCTGCCGCTCGGCCTGCCACGCCAGCCGAAACGCTTCTTCTTTGTTGCGCGAGAACCAGGCGTGCTCGATCGCGCGGGCCAGCCCCCAGGCTTGCGGATCCGGCTCGTCGCTGCAGTCCAGCGATGCCGGCAGCTTGGGGACGCCTTCGCCGGTCATTTAGGCTCCGGTGACAGCTTGAGCGTCAGGGATTCGTAGTCCGCCTCGCACTTGAGGCCGCGGGCGCGGGCGTCGTCGGCGTCGGCAGCAGCGCGTCGAGCGATCTCGCCACTTCGGCCGAGTGCGTCTCCGATCTGGGCAGCTGCCTTGCGGATGCACTCAACGGCGGGATCGCCGGAGAGGGAGCCGCAGCCGGCGGCGTCGAGGTACGCTGCGGCTCGCAGGCGCAGGCCGTCAGCAGCAGCGACAGCGCGATCGCGGTCAGCGCGCACGCGCGCGAGCAGTTCGTCCTGGGCACGTTGGTTCTCCTGTTGGGCGTTGAGCCGGCGCAGCGTCTCGGCAGCGGCTAGGCGCGCGTTCTCGATGGCTGCGGCCTGCGCCTTGGCGCGGTCGTCGTCCCAGAGCTGCTGTATCCGCGCCGCGCCGGCGGCATCGCCTTCCTGGTAGACGCTGGAGCGCCAGTGCTCGTACGCCCAGGTGACGCCGCCGATCACAGCGCCGGCCAGGGCCAGCACCAGCAACGCCTTCAGGATCCGCTCGGTCATGGCGTGGACGGCTCCGAGGCCTTCGGCTGGCACGGCATGATCGAGATGTCCACCCAGCGCCGGTCGCCGAAGCCCGGAAAGTGCAGGCTGGTCGCGCGACGGCCGCGCGGCTTCTCCGTCCAGCGGATGTCGCCCTTCGTGTTCGTCACCGACTCGCGCAAGTCGCAGGACTGGGCGATCAGCCGCACGAGCTGGTCGTGGTTCGGCCGGGCCTCCTCGGTCCACGGCGTCAGCAGGATGTCCAGGTCGCGCGTGTAGCTGCCATGCAGGCTGGCCGAGTACCCGTACTGCCACGCGATGCAGCGTGCCTGCGTGAAGACGCGGGCGTAGTCGGGGTCGAGGATCACGCCTCGTCCTTCCACTGCAGGCAGACGTCTTGCTCGAGCGCGCGGCGCTTCGTCAGGCCGGGGAGCTCCACCAGCACGCCGGCGATGCGAGACTTGTTCCAGCGCGGGAGCTGCCGGCAGGCGGGCGAGTAATCGCCCGTCACGGTGCGGGCTTCCACCAGCATCCGGGCCGCAGTGGAGTTCTTCGTGTCGCAGGCGATGGTCGGGCCGATGTTGAAGACGGCGTCGGCATATGCGATGAGCACCTTGGGCGGCAGGCCGGGCTGGCACCGCTCCACCACGTCGACGGCGTGCGTCATGTCGGCGGTGAGCAGCGCTTGGCACTCGGCGTCGGTGTAGACCTTGCCCTTCACGACGCCGGCGCCGGTGTGTCCCATGCAGACCGTGGCGATGCCCGGCGGGTCGTAATAGACGGTTCGGCGCAACCCCTCGCACGGTGCGGCGATGGCGCATGCGGCCGCGACGATGGCGGCCTTGCGCCGGTGCTGCTGCGGGATCAAGGCCGGTCCCCGCTGATGGACCGCTGCGGAATCAGCCGGGCGCCGATCGCCCCGATTGCGGCCAGCAGCGCCAGCCAGGACAGCAGCTTCGGGGGCAGCACGCCGTCCAGGGCCGGCAGCACGTACTGCAGTGCATCCAGCGCCGATAGCAGCGCCGCGATGGCCGCGCAGTGCACCGACCACGCCTTGAGGAGCACGGTCTTCCAGTCGTCAATCAGCTTCATGGAAATGTCCTAGAGGTCGTGGCCGGCCTGCTTGTGGGCGTCGGTCCAGCCCTTGCGGTAGCCCGCGGCGAGGGCGCGCTTGACCAGGGTGTCGAGCTCCTGCTCGGTGAAGACGGCGCAGCCGGTTTCTGCGTCCCGGCACGCCTTGCGCTCCTCGTCGGTCATCTGCACGCCGTTGGCGCAGCCGGCCAGGTGGAGCAGCGCCAGGGCGAGAAACACGAGGAGCGCTGCGTAGGCGGCGCCGATCAGGACGTCGACGAGGACGCGCCTCACGTCGGCACCTTCAGGTGTGTGAGCGCCCAGGAGATCGCGCCGCCGAACGCGGCAGAGGCGCCGCCGAGCATCATCATGAGCTTCCACCCTCCCCTGGCTTCGGCCATCTGCTCTCGCATCGCCGACACGTCCGCCGCCAGTGCCTTGAGCAACTCCGTCTTCTCGGCGTCCAAGCGAAGCAGAAGCTCCACCTGCGCCTGCATCCGGCCGAATTCCTGGGGGTCGATGTCGCTCATGGATCAGGCCTTTCAGTGGCGTGCTAACTCATCCGCGGGAGCCTACGAAAAAGCTCATCGGCCGTGTTCCCGCATCGGAACTGTTACAACCCGTGTGTGACATCCGTCCCAGACGAAACGGGACATTTCGGGCTGCCGCAAGCTCGGGCCCAGCCGCTGTAATGGCGGGCATGCGGTACATCCCTGCCCTGGACGGCCTGCGCGCCGTCGCGATCGTCCTGGTGCTGCTCTTCCACGCCCGTGCGCCCTTCGGGCTGGGCGGGTTCGTCGGGGTGGACGTGTTCTTCGTCCTCTCCGGCTTCCTCATCACGTCGCTGCTGCTCGGCGAGTACGCGGCCCGGGGAACGGTGAGCCTGCGCTCGTTCTACTGGCGGCGCGCCGTGCGGCTATGCCCCGCCCTGTTCGCACTGCTGGCGGTGTACCTGCTGGTGGCGCCGATTGTGTGGCCCGGGGCAGCGAACCATGGCCTAGAGTCGGCCGTCGCCGGCCTGTACCTCTCGGACTACGCGGTCGCCTTCCTCGGCATTCCGCAGTTCATCGGCCACACCTGGTCGCTCTCGGTGGAGGAGCACTTCTACCTGCTGTGGCCGCTCGTGCTGCTGTGGGCATGCCGGCGCTTCACCGCGCGCCAGCTGGTCATCGGCCTGGCCGTGGCGTGGGTCGCCGCCACGCTCTGGCGCGCCGCCTGCGTGGCCGATGGTCAGTCCTGGCAGCTCGCCTACTACCGTTTCGACACCCGCCTGTCCGGCCTGTTGCTGGGCGCCCTGCTGGCCGCCCTCGCCCGCGATCCGGCTGCCCTCGCCGGCGTGCGCCGGTACATGCCGCGCGCGGTGCTGTGGCTTCCCCTTGCCCTGCTGGCTGGCTACCGCTTCCGCTGGGGCGCCATGGAGGTCCTGGTCTGGGGGCTGCCAGTGATCGAGCTGTGCACGCTGGCCGTCCTGATGGAGATCCAGCGGGCCGGCGGCCTGTCCCGCGTGCTCGCCCATCCTTCCCTCGTCTGGCTCGGCAAGATGTCGTACGGCGTCTACCTCTGGCACTACCCGATCATGCGGGTGATGCGCGACGACTACCCGTGGGAGTTCACGCTGCTGGCCGGCACCGCCCTGTCGATCGGGATGGCGGCGCTGTCCTTCTACACGATCGAGGCGTGGGCGAAGCGGTCACGCCGCCTGTTCGGCGCCCACGCTGTAGAAGCCTGAGGGCGTCACCCAGTTGCTCGCCTCGGCCGCGATCCAGTCGGCCGAGAGGATGCCCGAGCGGATGTAGGCGAAGTTGAACCGGGCGGAGCTCGCCTCCGTTCCAGCGCCATCCGACGCACCGACGTACAGCGCATCCCCCGTCCCCGAGGGGCGCTGGGCCACTGTGTTGTCGGTGAAGGCAGTCCCGTTGACGTAGAGCTTGCGCGCCGTCGTGCCGTCGTGCGTCGCGTTGAGCCGGTAGATCGTGTCCAGGCTCGGGCTCGAGGTGTTGTCGACCCACGAGTCGGTGCTGTTCCAAAGCCCGAAACGGTCGGTGGCCAGGTGGTAGCCGAGCGTGGCACGCGTCGTGTTGATCGACCCCGTCTGGTCGTAGTAGGAGATCAGGCCTCGGTTGACCGACTTCGCTGCCAGGCTCACGTGCGCGCCCACCGACCACTGCGTGAACTTCGAGATGCCCATGAAGCGCGCGTGCCCGCCACTGGTGCCGCTGAGGTTCATCCAGTCCGTGATGGCCCCAGCCGGTGCGCTGTCGAACGTGGCCGTCTGCAGAGAGTTCGACGTGCCACCGCGCCCGACGACGAGGGTGCTGCCATTGACACAGATGCCCTCCCCCACGGTCGAGGATGGCGACAGGCAGATGCGCCGCACGGTGCCGTCGGTTCCGATCTCCCAGATCTTGCCGACGTTGTCGGATGCGTAGCAGTACCCGTTGTAGAAGGTGATGCCCTGCATCTGGTCGACCGAGGTCGACAGGGTCACGGCATCAACGTAGACGCCAGAAGTTGTGAAGCGCGGGAGCGAAGCGCCGTTCGTGAAGTCGCATCCCCAGAGATAGCCGTCGGCCGAGTTGTAGGCAAGGCCAGCGATCGCACGCCCGGGCGTGGTGGAGATGTCGTACTGCGTGACGTAAGAGAGGTCCGAGGCGTTGTAGACCGCGATGCGATCCCCGGAGCCGCTGGATCCGGTCCAGTTGTCCGTCGGCACGTACAGCAGCGAGCCGACCTTCACCAGATCGCCCTGGTGGTTGGCGCCAGAGACGTTCAGGTACGAGTTCGCATTGCTCGCGATCAAGTTCCACGAGGTGTCGTACTTGTAGAGATCCTTCGTGGTGACGATGTAGTAGTAGGTGCCGTCGAAGTCGACGCCCTGCAGCTCATTCCCCGTGGCGAGAGTGAACGAGTGAAGCGCTGCGGCCGTCACGCGATGCCCTGGCTCCAGCACCGTGTACGCGCCGACGCCATGCCCGGAGCGGTCAACGCCGGGCTGCGAGAACACCGTCATGCGGTGGTAGTCGGTCCACACTGCATTGCGCCCGTAGGTGTCCGTGACTGCCAGCGCCGCCAGCGCCGAGGCGCCGTAGTAGATCCGGATGACGGTGCTGGAGGCCGCGGCCACCGTGGGCACCTTGACGAACATCCAGCCGGTGCTGGTGCCCTTGTCGAAGCGCGCCACGTCGAAAGGCAGGCTGGATGCGCCGCCGGCGCTCTTGACGCGGATCTCACTGCCGCTGGTGGTCACGTGCGACCAGAACGACGACGGCAGGTTCGCCATGTCGATCATCACGGGAAAGTCGGTGAGGTTGGACGCGACTTTCCCCGAGGGGATCGTCACCTCGACGTAGTAGGGGTTGTCGGTCGGCGCGTACACCGTGCCGGACGCGAGCAGAGCCGGGCCGCAGGTGAACATCAGCCGAACGCCTTGAGCAGGTTGCAGCGCAGGACGGAGCCGTCGTAGATGCAGGACAGCAGATCCTTCGCGTTGGCCGCGGTGGAGAGCGCAGGAGCGGCGCCGCCAGGGAACTTGTAGGCGCTGCCGAACGACAGCGTGCGGCTGCCGGTGGCGTCCTGGTCGATGAAGAAGTTCAGCACCATCCCGCTCGTCAGGTTCGTCGGGTTGGCCAGCGTGCGGTTGCCGCCTAGGGTCACGCTGAAGTTGTTCGATAGCGAGGCGTCGACGCTGATCGTCGCGCCGTCGGTGAGCGCCACGGTCTGGACGCTCTGGTTCTTCGTGAACACGTTGACTGTCGACAGCGAGGCGAGCACCGAAGCCAGGGCCGTCTTGAGGTTTGCCCAGCTCAGCTTCTTCATCACGTTCGACGCCGCGCTGTCCATCAGGCCCAGCTGGTCGGCATCCACCGGCGTCGTCTTGCTCGTGGCGCTGTTGATCAGGGCGCCGTGCGTGGCCGCGGTGACGTTCTCGTTGGCGATGTTCCAGTTCGCGCCGACCGCCGCCTGCGTGCCGGCAGCGGTGCCGTCGGTGATGCAGTAGAGCGTGTCGCCGATGTTCACGTCCGTGCCCGAGCCGCCGCCGATCTTGCCGGCAACGCTGACCTTGTACAGGTGGCCGGCGTCGGCTGCCGGGTAGTTCGGGTTCGCCGAGCAGTCGATCACACCCTTGAAGACCATGACGTCGACGGCGCCGCCGGTGACGATGCCGTCGACGTAGGCCTTCGTCGCCTTCTGGGTCGCCAGCGTTGAATCGCTGTTGGCCGCCAGGGTGGTGTCGGTGTCCAGCGTCAGCAGACCAGCAGTGCCGCTGCCGGTGAAGTACGGGATCTTGTTCGCAGCCGAAGTCAGGCCGGCCAGGGCCGCCAGCTCCGCGTCGTAGGCCTGCACATCGGAACCGATAGCGACTCCCAGAGCAGTGCGCGCAGCCGAGGCGCTGGTCGCTCCGGTGCCGCCGTTTGCCACCGGCAGCGCCGTGCCGCTGTAGGTGATGGCGAGCGTGCCAGAGCCAGTCACCGGCGAGCCGGCGACGGAAAAGACAGAGGGAACGGTCAGGCCGACGCTGGTGACGGTGCCGGATCCGTTGCCGCTGCCGATCCCCGTCGTGCGGTAGTCCGTGTAGCTGGTGGGCCCGGATCCGTCGCACACCACGGCGTAGAGCGCCTTCGCGCCGCCGGTCAGGGGGGACGGCCAGCCGGAAGGCGCCGACGTCGTCACGCTGACGGTGCCATCCGTCTCCTTGATGTAGTTTGTCGCCGAGGCGGTGAGGCTGACCGTGCCGTTGGCGATGGTGCTGATCGTGCCGTCGGCCTTGCGGTACTTGCCGCCAAGGTATCCCAGCGTCAGGGACGCAGTGGCGTCCGGGTTGATGCCGAAGATCGTTGCTGGCGATGCCGCGCTCATCATGTCGTTGAACAGCTCCTCTTTGGCGAGCTGCCCGGTTTCCATTTGCGGCAGGTTGGAAGTCGAGTCGGCCATGTGGCTCCCTGAAATGAAAAAGCCGCCCGAAGGCGGCTTGCGTTGATGCGGAGGTCAGCTCAGATCGAGCCGTCGGCAGAAATTCCTCTGCCCACCACTGCGGACAGTTGGTAAACGCGGAAGTAGATGGGGTTGCCGGGCGTCAGGCCGTCGCTCGTCTGCTGCACGGCGCTGTAGCTGGCCGTCGGCGAGGACAGGCCTGTGATGGTTCGGACAACGGTGCTGCGCGCGCTGCTGTTGAAGATCTCGACCTCGTAGGCTTCGCTGGTCTCACCAAGCGGAACCTCTACCCCGCTACGCCATTCATTGCTCATTCGCCCGCAGTTCCTCCACTTGAGGGTGGCGTTGTTCGATGCATCTCTGCCTCCACCAAGGCGCGCGGGCGCGTACGGCTTCAGCCCGGTCCCCTCGTTCGTGAACTCCTGGGCTGTGGCGCTGGCCAGCGTCATGCCGTTGGTCACGGCCTTGTAGCTCTTGGCGACGCCGATGTCCGCAGTGCTCTGCGTAACCCGGACCATCTTGGTCATATCGACCAACACGAACCGCTCGCCGGCCACGTGCTGCGACTTGGCATAGCGGGAGCCGCGCCTGCCGCGCAGGAACGTGCGTAGGGTATAACTTCCGTCGTCCTCCAGCGTGGCGTCGCGGTAGAAGATGATCTCTTTCCCGATCACCGCCATGTACACGCCAGCCCGCATCCCCGCATTGGTGGTCGAGGAAAGCGAACCGTGCGACAGCCGTACGTTCACGTGGCTGAGGAAGTCGGTACCGTTTCCCTGGTGATCGGCGAGGACATCGGTGGTGACGCCCATGGTCGTCTCGCCGCTGTTGACCGTGAACGCCAGTGCGTAGGTGGCGCCACCGTCCACCGAGGCGTAGACCCCGCAGCCAGTCCAGTTCGTCGCGGTCGGATCGGCGGCGCACGCCGCAGCGTAGAACCCGGGATCGTTGTCCGCATCCCGCAGCATGTTGATGTTCACATGAGCTCCAGCAGGGTGAGCGACGGGGTATCCACCGTCTCGTCCGGCGGCGGCGTCTCCTCGACGATCACGTTCGGGATGTAGGTGTCGCTGTCATCGCGCACCGCCTCGAACACCTGAACTCCGTTGTCCTTCTGCGTCTGCTTGGTCAGGCGCATGGTGTAGCCCTGCACGCCCACGAGGTCGGTGGGCATCAGGTAGGCGTACTTGCGGCCCAGCTGCAGCCGGTAGGTGACGCGGCCGATCCACTGGTCGTGCAGGTTGACAGCTGCGATCTCGGCTGCCTTCTGGTCGGTGAAGACCATGGGCATCTCGAGCCGCGCCTCGTCGCCGCTGTTGCCCACCAGCCGGCGCGCGTACTTCGTGGCCGGGGAATACTTCGTGGCCGCCAGCACGTAATTCACGCTGAACGTGCGCGGCAGATGCTCGTCGTCATCCCGGTTGGTGTCGTAGTGGCCGGGCGATTCCTCGCCGGAGCCGTGCGCGCCGAGATCGTCGTCCGGGATCTCCACCGCGATGTCGCCGCCGCGCTTGATGAACCTGATCTTCCCCTGGTCCTCCACCGCGTCGAAGTAGTAGGCCGGCATTAGCGCCTTGATCGCGTCCTGCACCGTCACCTGGTTGGCGAGCGTGTAGCCGTCGACCTGGTCGGTCAGCTCGGTGACGTCGATCTGGTCCTCGGTCAGGCCGGCGCGCAGGGACAGGTCAGTGACAACCTCGGCCAGGTTCATGTACTGCAGCGAGGAGTCCTGTCCTCCCAGGTAGCCGGAGTTGTAGGGCAGGCTCGCAGGGTTTGAGCCGTCGGTGGTGATCGCGTAGAGGCCGCCCTCGCGGTAGCCGACGAAGCCAGTATTGGCGTCGTCGTAGACCACCGCATGCAGATCGTTGACGCCGTGGTAGACGCCGTCGAACGGAGCGCCCACCAGCACGCCGGTGTCCTGGTCGAGCCTGATGAAGTGGTCGACGGCGAGCCAGCGCTGCCCGCAGATGTAGACGTAGTCCGGCGCGAAGGTGAGCGGCTGCCGACACATGTCGTAGAAAGTGCCAGGGTTCAGATCGCCGGTGTAGATCAGCCCGGTCTGGTCATGCACAGACCACCGGATCGGGTTGCCGGACGCGCTGTCGCGCCATGCGGTCCACAGCTTACCGGTGTAAGGGTCCACCGCAGCGCTGGTGCCCCCGGTATTGCGCGCAGGAACGCCGAGATCCTGCGAGCTGAAGACCAGGCCGGTCAGCGTGAAGT